ACGAATCGTGGCCCCCGATTGTCAGTACCGGCACCCTCGCGGGCTACCGCACGATGACGGCGAGAGACATCGCGTTGGCCGCAGGTGCCGAGACGACGACCCAACCGCTGTACGACCTCAGTTTGCCAGCGGCCTTGTATGTGATGGAGCAGTTGTACGGTGACTTGAACGGGGTGCTGATTCTCGAATCCAGCAATGTCCCCTACCTCGCCGCCTCGGGACAGAATGGCTATCCCGTGCAATGGGCGAACAGTGTGCCGTACTACGATGACACGCAACCCCAATCGTCCGGCATCACCGCAGGCCCGATGGGGGCGCAACTGTGGTTGGCCCGGAACTTCGGAGCCCGCTAATGGCCGTCCAACTGCCACTGAAGCCGTTTCCGTCCCCTGTACCACGGCGGGACAAGCTGATTGACCCGAATGTCGTGCGTTCCAACGACAACTTGAACGCCCAAGGCATCAACCAAGTGTACGACTTGGCCTTTGCGAACGCTTTTCTGCTGATGGGCGCGTAAGTGGCATCGGCCTTTTCGGTCTTGGGGCAGAGTAACCCCAACGCCACGACGCTCACGACGCTCTACACCTGTCCAGCGTCCACGCAGACGGTGTGTAGTACGCTGGTCGTGTGTAACCAAGCGGGTGCAGGCGGGACATTTCGCATCGCGGTACGTCCTGCCGGGGCAGCGATTGCGGCAAAGCACTATCTCGCCTACGACGCGGCCATCAACGCGAATAGTACGCTGACGTTCACTATCGGGATCACGCTGGAAGCGACCGACGTGGTGAGCGTGTATGCCAGTAGCACAAGTTTTTCATTCTCGCTGTTCGGACAGGAAATCACCTAATGTCCATCGGCGTTCTTCCGCTCAATACGGCGATTTCCGCCACGCAGGACAACGGGGATGTGGTCAATATCCCCGCGACCGCCGAAGGCCACGTCGAAGTTGCCGTCCACGGGCCGATCAACCCGTTCGGGTCGGTGCATACCGAATCTCTGCGCCCCATCTTCCAAGTGGACGCCGTGTATGGCGTCAACTCGTCGGAAATGATCGCCACAACGGGCTTGGGCTACGACCCCGGCCCCGTCCCCGGCAGCAACACGGGCAGCGCCACGGCAGCGAACGGGATGTTCACCTGCGCGACGGGCACAACCGCATATTCGTTCGGCTCGTTGCAAACCCGAAAGCGGTTGCGGTATCGGGCAGGCCAAGGGGTGGTCGAACGGTTTACGGCGCTCTGGTCAGCCCCCGCCGCCAGCACCACGGTTGTTGCGGGAATGGGCACCGCCGAAGCCGGATACTACTTCGGCTACAACGGGACGAGCTTTGGCATCCTCCACTCCACGGGGGGTGTCCGTGAGATTCGCACGTTCACGGTCAGCGCCGCCACGAGTAGCGGCGGGACGGTGACGTTCCGGCTCAACGGGCTAGACTACACTGTTACCCTCGCGACCAGCGCGACGACGACGTTGACCGCGAACGATATTGCCTCGCAGACGTTTCCCGGCTGGAAGGTGGAAGCGCGGGGCGCGACGGTCATCTTCTTGGCGAACGCGGTGGGCGCGAAGGCCGGAACATTCTCCATTACGCTCGGCACGGCGGTCGGCACCGCAGGGTCATTTGCGACGACGTTGGCGGGGGCCGACACCAGCAACGTGTGGATTCCGCAATCTTCGTGGAACGGCGACCCGTGTGACGGAACAGGGGCCAGCGGGTTCACGCTGGACAAGACGAAGGGGAACGTCTTTCAGATTGGGATGGCGTGGCTCGGCTTTGGCCCCGTGACGTTCAGCATTATGCAGCCCTCCGTGGGCGGCAACAATGCGAACTGGGCTGTTGTGCATACGATCAACAACCCCAACGCACGGACGACGCCCCACACGTCGCAGCCGTCCTTCCCGTTCACGATGGCGGCGTACAGTTCGGGCAGTACGACGAACGTGAGTGTCAGTGTGGCCTCGCTCGGGGGATTCGTGGAGGGCCAGAAGTACCTGACGGGGCCACGGATGAGCTACTTCAATCCGGCGGGCGTGACCAGTTCCACGTCGGCCTATGTGCCGATTGTGACGGTGCGGAACGATGTCACTTATGCGACCCGCGCCAACCAAGCCGTCGTGCAGTTACTCAGCGTCGGGGGGTCGGCCAAGAGCAACACGGGCATCACGGGCTTTTACGTCATCCGCAACGCGACCTTGACGGGCGCGAACTGGACGGCGTTTGCCACGACGAGCTGTACCTACTACGACACGACCGCGACCGCGTGTACGTTCGCCACGAACGACCAAGTGGTATGGGTGGCGTCTGCGTCAGGCGACGGGCAGTTCACGTTCTCCTTCACGGATGATGTGACGATTCAGCCCGGCGAAACCATCACGCTCGCCGTCCGGTCTGCGACGGCCACGGCGGTATGTCTTGGGCAGTTGAACACGCGGGAAGATCAATAACCACTTAACGGGGGAACAATGGCACAGGAAGTCAAAGCGCTACCGAAAATCGCACAGACCGCATTTGCCCAACTGAATCAGGTGGTCGAGCGCGAAATCGAAGCGCTTGCAGCACAGGCGGCAGAAGTGATGGGGATTGATCCCAAGGATGGCTGGAAGTTCGATGTCCAGCAGATGCAGTTTACCCGTGAAGTCAAGGAGTAGGTGATGGCTCGTATTCGCGCAGTACCCGAACCCAACACGCAGACGACGGTAGTGGTTCCCGCTGACGCGGCGTCCCTCATCTACCGCGACAAGTCCGGTCGGAATCGCAACGATTCGATGACCGAAGGTGGGGCGAATCTGTCCTCGCTGGTGGCCCATCACGCCGCCGACGAAGCCGCCCGTCTCGCCAAGGAAGCAGAGGAGAGCAAGTAAATGGCTTCGACCACCACCAATCTCCAAGCGGTTGCGCCCGATGCGTATGACCGCCTCGGCCCGAACCCGACCAAGGTGTTTATGGACACCGGAACGGCGTCGGCGCTCTCCGCGACGCTGACCCCCGGTACGGGGCAGTTCGCGCAGATTGCGCGGCTTCTCCGGGCTACGCTGTCCTACTCGGCGGCTCCAGCGGTGTCGGTGCTGACGGTTAAGGACGGCTCGACGGTCATCTGGCAGGCCGAAATCTCGGCTACGGGACCGTTTGTGTACGACTTCGACTTCGCCCGTGCCCCGCTTCGGGCGTCGGCAGGAGCGGTGCTGTCGGTGAACGTTGGGTCCGCAGGTGGGTCGGTGGTGCAGACCATCTCCTGCATTGGCGACATCATCCGGCAGAACTAGTGGACGTCATCGTCGGGGGGCTCGTCCTTGCCGTCCTCGGCTGGCGGGCGATTGATGCGTGGTCGGCAGACCGGGACAAGGCACGAGCCGTCACGGAACGCCTGCACGACCGGAAGTGGGCCGCGAAAGAGCGCATCGGGGCGAAGCCCGTGGTGCCGCCGTCGGACGCGATGCCCGAAGATTTGGTGCAGCGCATCCAGTCGTGGGAGGACGAGTTCGCCAAGGCCGATGAGGAGCGTGGCATCAAGGCGCTCTACGCGGAACTTGGGGATTGGGAGAAGGTGCGCCGTGCGCTTCCCGCGTTGAGGATTCAATAAGTGCCATTTATCCCGATTCCCGGTGGCGGCGTCCAAGCGCCGGAAACCCTCGGCCAAGCAACGGTCGGGGTCACGCCCGAAGCCGCTGCGCTCGCCCAAGAGGAGGAAGCCCAACGGCTGAAGCTCCAAGAGGACGAGGACAAGCGTCGCAAGGCCCTGCGTGCCATCTACGGCGATGGGTTCCCGCTCGCTCGGGATAACGGGGGCGAACCGCCGTCCGAATCGGATTGGCAGCGATGGGTCGAGGAGCGGTGGGAGCATCACACCCCCGGCGTCCAGCGGAACGTCTACACGGCGGAACGCAATCGGCAGTTCCGGGCCGGGGTGCAGTATCAGAGCCGCATCAACGCCCAAGGCGCGTGGCGGGAAGTCCCGACGCCCAAGGACGCGGTGCGGATTGTGGACAACCGGATTCGTCCGGCCCTCGCGTGGCAGTTGCAGGTCGTGGCCGAACAACGTCCCGGCTGGACGTTCAAGCCCACGAATACGGATGCCGACCGGGAACGGAAAGCGGAAGCGATGCAGCGGGCGGTGGAGTACCAGTACGACGTGCAGGAAGCGCGGAAGATTATCCGCGAACTCATCTACTGGGCACAGTCGGACGGCTGTTCCTTTGCGATGACCTACTGGGACCCCGACAAGGGGCCGTGGGAGGAACTGGAGCAAGGCCAAGGTCCGGTGCCGCTCGGGGAACCCTGCACGAAGGTCTACCGGATGGAGCAGGTGCGGGTGTCGGCGGAAGCGACCTCGACGGTCAAGCCGATGTATTGGATTATCCGCGACATCCTGCCGCTCCAACAGGCGGTGGCGCTGTACGGGCCGGAAGTGCTGAACCAGAGCGACCAAGCGTTGCTCAGTCAGCAGGCGAGCCAGTTCACCTTCACGAACCAGTACGCCTATACGCCGCTGTATATGAACGAGAATACCGTGGCGCGGTTCACGGTGTTCTGCGAGAAGTCCCCGTGGTTGCCGGACGGCCTGACGCTGATTCAGGTGGGCCAAAAGACGGTCTATGGACCCACG